GGAAATCGTGCAGCAATTCTTCAAGTTCTTCTCTAGTAGCCCAAACAAAGTCTTTAAATTCTTTGTCTTGGATTTCATTTTCTAAATCTCTCGCATTTCTAACCAAAAAACAATGCGTCATAATGCAGTCTTTAGTTCCTTTGTAGCGCTCATCGTCAATTTTGATTGAACCGCAATAGTCAATGTCTCCAAAGCTAGTAATGCCTGTTTCTTCTTTAAGCTCTCTAGTAGCTGCTCTTTGCAGAGTAACATCAGAAGGATCAACAAACCCTCCAATGAAACAATATTTATCTCCCTTCTTTCCCACCAGATATTTATCGTCATTTTTAACAATCACATCCACAGTAGAGTAAACAATTGGATAGCGATTTTCAGCAGCGTAGATAATGCCAGCTCTAAAATTAGATGAATCTCTTGTGGTTTCAGCTATTTCTTTTCTTAAAGCTGTTGAACTTTTACCACCCTTCTCGTCAATTATTTTGATTTTATGTTTACCAAAATATCTACCTTCAATGGAATTGTCTCGTCCTCCAAAAATAGTAGCTTCTTCAAAGCCCAAATCAGCAATTATTTTATCAATTTGGTCTGACCAGTCTTGGTCTGATAACATGTCATGCAAAGGTTTTACTTCGCAATTCAGACTAAACATCCGCTCTCTAGTTTTAAAATCTAATGGGTTTTTATCTGTTCCTGTTGCAGCAGTACAGCCAATTAAAATCAAGATATTTTCTGAATTATTGTGTGCTTGCTTTATTAATTCCAAGTGTCCTTCGTGTAGATAAGGCGTTTGGAATCTTCCGATTATTACTGATAACATTTTTTACTCCTTATTATTATAATATTCCACCAACCCCTGCAATTCCGCAGAAGTTAGCCTTAACTCTTTCCAATCCATTGTATTGCCTAATTTCTCAATACCCTGAATCAAACCCATCATTTCCTCTTTGGTTGCCGTTGCAAAGCTGCGAGGCTTCCTAAGAGTTTCTTTAAACTCATTGACTAAAGCAACAAACTGTCCCCTAGTCATTTCTTTACCACTTTGCAGAATCTTATTCTTTTCATTAATAGCTTCTGCTAAAGCTTGCTCTTCGCTAACCTTTTCAGTAAAGCCAAGTCTCCATTTAATAAAATCCTTGGCGTTCTCCATTGAGTAAGTAATACCATTAGATTCTGTAAGCCTTACTGCTAATAATTGGCATAATCTATGAATCCCTTTTAATTGAAGCCAGCTCTTACTTGCCTTAACCTCACTAAACTCAACCTCAAAATCCTTGCCACAATTAAGGTATTCCCTAATTGCTTTTGATACATCTGCCTGCAAGTTTCCCCAGTTTGATTTATCGGCTTGGAAGAAGGTTATTTTCATTTCGTTATTCCGTATTTTTTATTAAAAATTTTTACTTTATGCTTCCTCTGTTTTCTATTTCCTTCGTTTAACCAGCGATTTTCCTCGTCTGAAATTACAATATGATTCTTGCCATCAAAAACCATAGTGACTGTTTCATATTTTAGCTGCGCTTCATTTTCCGCGTTCCAAGTCTGTTGAGGTTCTTTAACTTTCATTTTTTCCATTTCTTTCAATTAATTCTAATGTCATTGCTAAATAGAATGACATTGTGCCAATTGTAAATCTTGGTTGATTCTCTTCATTTAACATTGACGCTTCAACAAAATCATCCAAGTATCTCTTAGCTTCTTTAACCCGAAGATTTAATTCTTCCGCTGGTCTAGGAGAATCCCAGTCTAATTTATTTAAAGATTTCATAATCTGTTATTATAATTGAATTTCTTTTATACAGTTCCATTCTTCATCTTTAATCTCAAGACTCATATCACCATAATCTGAATCTCCTCCAACTATAAGCTCCATCTCCAAAGCCTCTGGTCTTTCCTTAGCTAATTGGTTTAGTTGTTCTAAAAGTTGTTTAAGTTTCATTTACTCCCCCATTAATTTATCTCTTGCACTTCCCAGCCCGTAACCAAATAACCAACTCGAGCCATTAACATAACATCTTCTTGATTTAAAGGGTATGCTTTCAAGAAATGTTTCAGACTTTTCGCCGGGAATATCAATCTCAACTTCTTTATTATTTAACTTTAACTTAAAACCAAAAAACCCATCATCGTCATTTTTGCTATTTCTGATTAGTTTTAGTCCAACTAAATCTAAACATCTCGCAAACTCTTTTGCTGATTTTATAGCTTCTTCCAAAGAAGCGTCATTAACTGATTCTGTACCAGGATTAATTATAATCATCTACTCTCCCATTTAGTTAAAAACATTTCTTTGGCTTCCTTGTCATTTTCCAAGTAATCCAAGAAGCAACTCACCTTACTCTTAATCTCACCCTCAACTCCAGCGTGATTGTGATAATCTTCTCTCCACCAATCCTTACCATCACTAATCAAGTAAGAGAAGTTAGGCAAACCAGAACAGTAAAGATAAATCAAGTGCTGGCTTGAGTCTAAGAATTTACCAAGTTCGTAATTGCTAGTAAATTTGATGTCGTAAATAGTATCTCGCTTAATGACATCGGTGCGTCCGTAAAGTAGGAAATCTTGGTTGCCAATCTTGAGTTCTTTTTTAACTGATTGTTGCCATAAGCCACCTTTTACAATATCTGCAATTTCTAATTCGTGTTGAGGTATAGAATCAATTACCTCTTGGCAATCAAATAAATTCTCATCACAAATTTGCTTAATATTATTTTCAAAATCTATCCCTTTTTGCATATTAAGGTTCGCTTCAAACCTTTCTCTACTCAAAGTCCTCAAAAAATCAGCCCTACTGTCAGCAGGGCTTTTCCATTCGTCTTGGATGTAGTAGGTGTATGAATTAATTAAGCTAGGAGTTATAAGATATTTAGTCATTTTTCAGAAGTATTTGTTCATAATAATTTATCAAAAAACCAATTTCTAAAACATCTTTTTTCTTTTTTAGAATTTCTTGTTTAAGATATTTACTCACAAATTCCTTTGCCTTCTCAACATTTTTAAAAACATATTTAGCTCGTAAATTTCTATTTACCCAAAGTTCGCCGTCCGTATCTTCGCTTATTTTTTCAATTTTTACTATCTGAAATAAAGTGTTCGCTTTATCATAGCCTAAATAACCTTTATGAATAAAGCCCATATTCACCAAAATAGCTTCTTTACCAATCTTTAATTTATCGGACATACTACTTACCCTCCTTTTTAGTTTCTTCTCCAAGAATTTCGACAGCAACATTAGCCATCATCCCACTAGTTTCGCTAGTGAGTTTGGCGACTAACTCCGCTTCTTTTTGCTTGTGAGTTTTTAGCTTCTCCACGATCTTTTTAGCCTTAAATTCCTTAGCTTCTTTATCAAACTCACAACCAAGCTCTTCAACTTTAGCTTTTAAGAAAGCGCCTTCCATTTGATAAGAAGACCAAAGCTTATCATGTTTGTTGTAATGAGAATTATAATAACTATTCAACTGATCTAAATCTTGAATATTAAAAACTTTAGCTTTTAGCTCCTCAATTAAAGCATCGTAATCTTTTGCCAATTCTTCATCCTTTTTAAGTTTTTCTTGGTAAGCATTAAAAATAGCTTCCGAAAGGAAATTATTAACTCCAGCAAGGGGTTTATATTCTAGGAACGAGTCAAGTCCAAGTGAGTTTTTTGCATAATAAGCTTCATTTGGTGCAAGATCGATAGTTCTTTTACCATTCTTGATTGACATATAACCCATGAAATCAAGCTCTTTTACAATGTCTTTTCCACTTGAACCAGCAACATCCGGGCGCTTCATAACATCATCACCTACCTTCTCCTCTTTCTCGTGAGCAATGAAGATAGCTGATTTATTCTTGCCTTCCAAAAGTTTAAGCAATCTTTGAAACTCTCCTTTAACATTTCCCCAACCTTTCATTGAAAGTTGACCATCAGCTTGTTTTACTTTTGGATTTGAAACAGCCAACCAATCCCCAATGCGGTCGATCATTTTGCCAAGCGTATCAATTACAATTGTTTCATAGCCAGAAATATCTTCTTTAGTAAGAATATCTAGTAAGTTTTGATAGCTTTCGATTTGAACGCTATCAGTTTGATATTGTTTAGCAACTCGTCTTAGACCATTGTCAAAATCAATTAATAATGGTTTAGGAGCAGATAATGCTAAACTTGTTTTACCAACGCCAGGCTGACCATAAACAAGCCCTTTTAACTTAATTTTTGTTTGTGTTAATTCGTTCGGTTTTTTAATTAAACTCATATTTTCCCTATAATTCATTAATAATTTCATCACTTAGCCAATATTGCAAAGCGAGATAATCTGTGTTGTCTTCCATGCTACCCCTTTATTTTTAATATTCTTCTAACTTTCCGAGCATTAATCTTAGGATCTTTTACAATCGCTTTCTTAATGTCATCAGAGATTAGACCATAAGCCCCCAAAAACTCATCAAGACTAACCTTAGTCCCTTGAGTTTTTAGATAACCTACTATCTTTACCACATCTTCCTGCGTAATTCTGTTTAACTTGAAGCACGCAAAAGATATACTTTTCTTATTAACCTTTGTAGCTCTTGCCACATCGACTTGTCCTTTCTTAACTTCTAGTAGAGCTGACATTAGCAGCTTACCGAAATCGTTATATGGATTTTCTGATTTTCTTGTCATATTTTATATTGTTAATTAACACCGCCTATTATCCTAATGAATTTAGTTAAAGTCAAGCATTATTTCAAAAAATATTTGCATTTTATAAACCCTTGTGTTTACTTGCTAAAATACTTGTCAACTACTTTTTTATAGAAAATGAATAAAGAATCTTTAACTAGAAAAAACTTTAAACCTGCTGATTTTTTTGTTTCAGATAAAGCAAAACAATTAAAGATTAACAACGAAACTGACAACCTCAATATCCTTACTTGCCTCAATAAAGTGGCTGATAAATTGCAAGAGATAAGAGATAAAATTGGCGTACCAGTTACAATAAATAGCGCATATCGCTGTCCAGAAGTAAATAAAGCAGTTGGTGGCTCTGCTACGAGCTGGCATCAACAAGGTCTTGCCGCTGACATTAACGCCAAAGGTTATACTCAAGAGCAACTAGTCCGCTGGATCAAAAACCAGAAGATTAGTGTTGATAAATGCTTTGTTGAAAGAGGCTGTGTTCACCTACAATTCAACTTGCATGATTCTAAAAATAGAAACTTCTTTGGTACTGCAGAACTTGTTAATGGCAAGTGGGTTGTTAATCAGCTTGCGTAATAGTTAATTTACCCTCAAAGCAATAACCAGCCGCTTTCATTGCCGCCTCTATAAAAAGTAATAACTCCTCCATATCCATTTCGCCCTCTCTTTCAACTCTTGTCTTAAAGCTTGAGCATGGGATTTGGTCTTCAAATATTATTGTTGTTTTTTGCATTGTTCCTCTTTTATTAAATTTATTGCATTTTCTAAAATTAGCCTAGTTTTCCATTCTTGCCTTCCTAATGGAATCGCAATAAGAATATTGTCTTCTTCGATAGCCATATGAGAAAAAGGAGGAAAATTCGCTATTTGCCCTTCGTGATGCTCTCCTATAATTTTGGGCTTAATAAGCTTTGAAAGTGTTGCCATGCTCCTCCTTTAATAATTTAAATAATTCTGTATCTCCCAAGGCAATTCTGGCAAGAAAAATTGAATTGCTAATCTTATTAAAATCTAATTCTTCTTGAGATTTTCTTAGTTCTCTTAAAGCCTCATTAATATTTGATTCAAGATGTGTAGTATGAGATATCAATCTACGATTCTCTTCCTGTATTTCTTGTAATGTGTCTTTCTTACCAAACTTACCAGATTTAGCATGTTGTTGCATTATTTCTTCTTGTCTGCTTTCTTTAGTCATTCTCCTCCGTTAATTGTTGTTCAAAACATTCCTCACAGCATTCCTTCCCGTCTAATTCAGCACAGTTGAAATCGCCGTCTTTTTGTTGTTCGCAGATTGTGCAGATGTAGATGCTCATACCAAGCCCTCCTTTTTTAATTTTAGCCACAATTTCGCCGCACAATCTGCTAGGGATTCGTTTTCTTCCTGTTCAAAAGTTAGTAGCTTATCAAAACCATCAAAATTTTGATATCCTATAAACATCTTGTTTTCGTGATACCAAATTCTAAGTTCGTATTTACCAACCCCACGACTAAAAAAATCGTGTTGCTTTGGCAAAGCCTCTAAAAGCGTCTCAAGGTCATAAGCTGGATAAATTTTATATTCGCTCACAAGTGTTTGTGTTGTTTTATCCTCTAATTCAGCTCCTACTAGAAATCTAGTTGAGCCAAAATTATCATGATGCCAACAATACTCAGTAGCAGGAATTTTATATTTATTAAAACCCACTTCAGCGAGTTGTTTTGATATTTTATAAGATGTTGTTTTCATAATTTACCCCTTAATCGTTAATAAAAAACTCTCTAAATCAAAGCTACTATTAGCCTTGATTATCTCCTCAATCTTCCCAAAGTTCCCCGCCAGAATCATTGTTTTTTACCCCTAAAGCTCTCGCCAGAAAATACAACAATCTTGCCGCCATTATCCTTCATTCTGTCAATCACCCTATCTCCTGCAAACTCTTTCAAATTTGTTAGTGATAAGTTAGTCACCAGAATTGTTGGTCTTAGGTTCTCATATCTCTCGTTGATAATCTCAAACAAGATTTGTTTTTCTGTTTCAGTTCCAAATTGAACCCCTACTTCGTCAATAATTAGCAAATCAATTTGAGCATGTTTACTTTGAACATCGGAAAAAGTCTTTTTAGATGATTTATTGTAAGTCTCTTTAACTTCCCGAAGAACATCAAAAGCCTTTGTATAAAGTACGCTTGTTTGATAATTCTCAATCAAATAAAAACAAAGAGCAGAAGAAAGGTGCGTTTTACCAGTTCCAGTTGTTCCACAAAATACGAGGGAAGTTCCTGACTTCTGTCTATCAGGAAAATTCTTAACATAATCCAAGACAATTTCCTTTTCCTTAGTCTTGCTGAAATTTTCAAAAGAACAATTCTGAAAACGAAGTGGAATGCCAGAAATCTTTTTAAATAGCTCTATTTCCTTTTCTTTTGAGCATACAGGGCATTTTAATTCATTTTTGATCCAATCATCCAAAGCGTGAGGCGCATCCTTTCTGCAATGATAAGAAGCCTCTTCATTTCGAGAAAGCTCTAGTTTATTATTTCCATGTGTTTCGCAAGTAATATCAATTAACATACTTCAAAGCCCTCCGTGTTGGCGTAATAGTCTTGTTCTTCAAAGTTGTTGTGTTTGGATTGGGGCTTGGTAGATCCAAAGCTATTACCTTCCCAAGTTCTTACTGCTGCTTTCCAATCCTTCATTTGATTCTTTCCTACTTTCCAACCATTGCTTTGGTAATGACTAATCCATTTTTCAGGATTGACAGAGTTGTTTCTTTCTTGGCAATAGTTTTTAACTTCTTCTAAAGTTGGGGGAGAAAATCTTTTAGATTCTGATTTAGATTTTAATTCTGATTTACATTCTTCATTAACATTGTCATTTACATTGCCTTGTGGTTTGCTTATCGTTTGCTTATCGTTTGTTTCGTCTTTGCTTATTTCTTGCTCTTCTTCAGCTTCTGATTTGCTAGTTTTCTTCTTTTCTTTACAGCCATTCTCCCACTTACGCCTGTTTGCGTCTAGGTTGGGTTGTATGACTGTGAAAATAGCTTCAGGCACAACTGACAATTCGACTAATTCGCCGTCTAGTGCATAAGAACAAATAGCATCAAAAAGCTCCGCCTTATCTTCTGTTGGTAATTTTTTTGCTGATTGATAGAAGCTTCTGTAAAATATAAAGCTGTCTCTGACTTTTTCACTACTCATCTTTTAGCTCCTTTTTAAGATTAAGAATTGCCAAATCAATTTCATCAAAACATGTATTAGAAAAACATTCAAATTGACCACCAAACTTCTTTTTAGGAAAATATTTGAATTCATCTAACTTATCATGTAGCCTCTTTTCAAAATTCAGCGCACTTTCTCGATCATTAAATTTTATTTCAAAAGAAGTGAATCGCTCTGCTGAGTACCCTGCGCTAGTAAATGATTGGATCCTTTTAGCGATGTCGTGTGCTATACCTATTTTAAAAAAACATTCTTTGCTATCTGATAGCTTTACAACATAGAGATTTACTTTTTCATTCTCTAAGGATTTATCTACTTGGAATCTTATAATTTTAAATGCAGCTGATAAATGATCGGGAACTTCGATAATTTCATTATGGAAGGCGTATTTTAGGATGCCTGTGAATAAAATTCCGACTTCATTATTTGGCAGATCCATTAATGGCTCCATCCAATCAAAATAAAATCTAAATTTCTCTCTTGGTTTTTTTTGTTTTGACATAGTTCCGAACCTGTAGTTTTTGGAGGGGAAGAGGGTTCGGTCTCTTCCCCATAAAAAAATTTAATAACCCCCGAACCGAGTTATTTCTAACATTCTCAACCCCTATTCCTAAGAGTCAAGATAATTTGCTGTCTTTCCAGCTGTCAAGCGAAAGGAAACCCTTTATAGTAAAACCTCTCCTAGAGTTACGCTACCAAGACGGAATAAAGCACCGCCTATCAGAATCAAGTTCTAAATTTTACTGTCATGTACTAATCTTTAGCCGTACCGACTTAATCCCCAACCCTATCCTAGAGACTTCTAGGAACGCACACCATACGGCGACAATTCGGGTTGAGTGATTATTTATCCCCCGCTACGCAGTGAATAAAATC